TATCAATCACTTCATATTCAGTAGGGGAGACCAAAGCCTCCCCATCTGATATGCGGATGATAGCATCAAACGAGCGAACAGTGATAGTCCCATCCGGTTTTGCAAACATCTATAACCCCTATGCGTGATCGATCTGAACGATACCCTGACGGGCAACAACACCGATACCTGAAGCACGCTTGAGAAGCATTGTGAGATTCCCGTACTCATCGGTATTCATGATGAAACGAGGCTCTGCTGTCTCGTAGAGAACTCTGATCCCGTGGTTGCCACTGATAGCAACAGAATAGTTTCCAGAAAGATCTTCAGGATTGTCAACAAAGGTTTGACCTGCGCCTTGGAAGTAGTTGAACAGGTTTTGGTGATCAACGTTGATAGTCTGGTTAGGACTGAAGATTCTGAGCGCATCTGGAAGATTTGCAGCTGTTGTGAAGAAGTATTTTGGCATTGAAAAGCCGACCTTGTACCCCTTCAGTGTTTCCATGTCCCGGAGACGGGTGAGGATAACATCTTGAATGTCAGCACCGAATGCTTGAGCTGCAAGATTGTCACCGCCAAAGAGTGTCCCGGAGTTCGCAACTACAAAGTCAGTTCCGTAAATCGTAGTCGTCTTGAGTGCATTCAACACTGCGAAAAGCTCATCCTTTTCTTTTGCGATCAAATCACGGTACATGTTTTCACGGATATAATCACCCCATCCCTGATCCATCATGATTCTATAGCCTTCTGTCCGGCCAGAGTCAACGCCGAGGTCGATACCAGAAAGAGCCGCCTGAAGCTTGAGGACATCATCTTCAAGCACCTGGAATTCACCAACCTTTACGGTTACATCGATTGCCTCTTCAAAAGAGTCTCCATCACTGTACTTTGTACCGTTTGGAACCCCGTTTGCTGGCATGGTAATAATCGTTCCATTTGTTCTGGTCACACGGGTAACATGCTTTCTCCGCTCTGCAAATTGAACGCCTACAACTTCACGCTCTTGCATAAGGAAAAGCTCTGCGCCGTCGATTGCCTGACTCATCAAGTCACGCAGTTGAAGGTTCATAAATCCCTGAATAAACCTCAGATTCTCTTGTGTAAATACTGTTGCTGCTGATACCATTATAGCCTCCTAAAAAAATAACATTGGAGGCTCTGCGATTGACGCTTCCGGGGTCCCGGTCTAAGCCTTCTTCTTTTTCGCTGTTGCTGGGGTCTTGATTCCCGATAGTTCAACAGCCTTCTTTATCATTTCAAGTGGAGCGTCATAGATCTCCACCTTTCTCAAGATCGGATATGATTTTTTTGCCTGCCCTGTCTTGCCATTATTTCCATACAGGAACTTTCCATCATTATCCCGTTGCTTCATACGTGCATCCTTGCCAGTGAGCTGCGGGAATCCTTCCTCATCGATCAAATATGTCATGGAGAGGACATCGTGCTCTGCAAAAACACTCATCACTCTAAATGCAGAATCACCGAGAGATTCGATATAATCCTCTTTTTCCTCCGGGGATACCAACAGATCAAGCCACCCTGAATACTTCCACACAAAGCAAAACAAGCGCCCTGTTCGGATTTTCTGGCGTTGTTTAAGAGTTAACTTTTTAAAGATCTTGTCAACATCAAAAGCACTCTCAATCAGCTTGTACCCTCTTGATTCATAGTCATCAATTAATGCCTTCTTCTCCCGCTCAACCTCTCTCTCTGAGTAGCCGTCCTTCGGGAAAGGAACCATTACCTTCTCCTGTCCGATTTCTGGCTTCTGAAATGGGTTAATATCAGGTCTGAGAACATCATTTACCACGACCTCTTCCTTGATCTGACCTCTTCTTCTTCGTGCTACCATTTTTTACCCCCGTTCTCTCTCATCTCCTTGAATTTCTTATCAAAGAATGAGTCCATGTCGCCTGATTTCCCTAAAGCCGGCGCACCAACAGGTTTTGCCGTATTCTTCGACTGATACTCCTGCTTCTGAATTGCCCGAGCCTTTTGAACTCCTTCAATCCAGTCAAGAGGTTTACTTGCGAAGTCAGGGTCAATATTCGAAAACCACGCCTTGCTCTCCTCATCCGATGTAATCTGCTCCACAAGGGACGCTCTCTTCTCTGCGAGTGCTTTCTCCTGTGCTGCTTTCTCTTGCTCTGCTCTCTGTTGCTCATGTGCTGCAACAGCAGCTTTTGCAGAGTCAGCACTTGCCTGCTCCACCATCTTTTGGACTTGCTCAAGGGTGTACATTGGGGGCGCCGTTGTCTCCGCAGGCGGTGTTTCGGGTGCTGCCTGCTCAGGTGCAACAACCTTTTTTTCCTCTGTCATAATGCCTCTCAAAATCACTGTTCACTTTAAAGGTAGCGTATTTTAATACTTTTGTCAAAAAAATTTACGAAAGGTATAATTTATTGCACCTTCAGATTCTTCCAGTACTCATCGGCAATCTTCTTTAATCGATCACTCCAGAATAGGATTTTATAGTTCTTGTGTTGCTCCAGCTCCCGGAGCTTGTATGCGTTTGAAGTACCAGTGCGATCACTTCCGACCGGCCCAATAGTGTACACATACTTGCTCCGCCTTGAGACCTGAAGTGAATTGATCATTGCTGACGTGTATTGCATGTTGGGCGTTGTTCTCAATCCTTTTTTCCGGCGCTGCTTCTGATAGCTGAGGGAGTACGGTTGAAATGATTCCCCAAACACATTACGACCGGAATTGACAAGGGACACGATCTCAGTCAAGGATTCTGTCATGATCTCCTTCAACATATTTGAAACAGCCGCCTTGTAGTCTACGAAATACTTGTCAAGCTGCTCAAGTCCCTCGATACTCATTCCTGCCTCCTAAACGCATTGACCACTCGGCCCTGCTGATTCTCAGTCCATCGATCAGGTACCAGCAAAAAGAAGTGACGGCAATTGTACCCGCCCCGGTTATCCCAGAGAGATCCATTTTGACCGTTGGGAATCCATCTCCACTCTGCCTCTGTCTTGATCTGCCCGATATATCGACTGCATACAGGCCGGTTCTTGCCATCGGTTACCCCAGCGTAAATATACTTCTTGCGATGCTCCGTTTTGATCTGCTTGAAAAAGTCCACCCGCATGTGATTGTAAATGTTGTTCTGGGCGGTTGCAAGCTCTGTGACCACATTCCGATTAGCCGCACTTTTGACCGTCTTTTCAAGATATTCATAGATGCGCTCCTTTGAGTTGAGGAATTGATTGAGCTGGGTTGCTCTGAGGTATGCCTTTGCACTATCCTTCGTTCCAATTATCTGCCCCAGCATGTCATCGGTCATCTCACTGGTCATCCGCTCCATCTTGGTGAAACTCGCTTGCATATCCCCGAACTTGAAGCTGCTCTCAGGGTAGATCTCCTTTAGCTCCTCAATCTCCTCACGGTAGATCTGCCGCATGGTCTTTAATGCAGAGTTCCGGTACCGATCCATAGATCGCTGGGTGCGCTCCCACTCCTCAGACTTGTATATCTGATCAATCAGCTTGATCTGTGCCTGTTCCCCCGGAACCTTCGACATGATCCGGGTGATATTTTCAAGCATGAGATCATCGAGGTAATCAAAGATATCCCGATACACCCCATCCGCCTCCTTCATCCGGGAGACGGTGTTCTTGCTATATTTTACGATTGCTACCTGTGGCATCTATGCCTCCACATCAATCAAGTTCCCCTTCGCTTTCTTCTGGTTCTGCTGGTACTCTTCGTACTGTTTCAGTTTCTGCTCCTTGTATCGCATTCACTCTCTCCTGAACTTCCGCCTCATCAGCATCGGGATTGCTGCCCCTCACATAGTCCTCAGCAGTGATCACCAATTCTTCATACTTCTGCTTGAGCATATCAAACGTTTTGAAATCAATCTCAACCTGCTCGGTAGGGTCAAGCTGGTTTGGAAGTGGATTGAAGATATACGCCTCTGGCTCCGGGATACTTCCCTTGCTCAGGGCATTAATCAGCACCCAATGGTTATCCTCAAACTCTTCCCAGTCAACAATGCGATCTTCCCGCTTCTGTGAGATCATCCCCATCTGGAGACGCCGGGAAACACCAGACTCAACCTTATTATCAGGGAAAAGCGCCTGCTTGTCAACGCCATCGATTTGAGCCCGTTGCATGAGGATTCTCTGCTGGATATCATAGTAGTTCACATGGTTCTCAGTTCCACCTGTATCGAGTATACCTGCAGTGTCGCCCTGTTTTCCAAAGTGCAGCGCCTGTGTTCCAATACCCATAGATTTGATCATTTTCTGGATTGCCGGACCATCACCATCTGATGCAACATAAAACTTTTTCAACATTGATAGATAGATTGCAAAGATCATGAATGCGATGCCTGCCATTATCTCGTTCTCAAGCCCTATCAGCGTTGAATGTGCGGGCTGAACAATGAAACGATCTTTGATCAAAGTGAATGGGAGCACATCATACGACGGGTTATCCTCATCCTGTTTCCATCCACCTGCATCGGAGGAAATATATGTCCAGTCGTCTGCTATCGTATGATAGACAGTGCCATCCCGCCATAACTTGAAGTGATACTTTGTCTCCCCCTGATCATCCAGGAAGCGACCAGTTCGAACGATCACTGCCTCAACATCTCCTACAGCATCGTAATCGATGTAATAGTTTGAGCCATCCAGCGCCATGAAATACAGCTCATCATTAACCAAGTAAGTCCAGAGCAGGGCCATCTTTTGGAGATTATAGAACCGCTCCATCTCCTTCATTGCCTTCTGTTTCCGTCTCAGCATCTTTCGGTATTTATCTGCATCAATCCCCGAGTAAACCACCCCGGCAGGATAGATGTTCGACATGTTTTCGATGTATCCCTTTGTGACGTTCTGCATCATGATTTCAAGCACAAAAGCGTTCTCAGGGAATCGCCACTTCTTGTATGCAACCACATCATCGTAATGCTCCCCGATTAGATACCGCAGATCCTTATCGTAGTCTGCCGGGTTATATGCAAGTACACTCATTTATCCTCCTTGATTCTCTCAAACACAATGGTGACGATCATTTTATCGCCGTCCTGCTCGGTATCAGTTTCAATAATCTTATATTGCAATAGTAGCTCTGCCATCTCTTCCCTCTTGAATAACTCATCAATAAGCCCCATAATCGCCACCTCTTCTAAATCTATCCTCTCTCCGATGCAACTCATAGATCGCTGCCATCATCGCTTCAGCAGCATGTGACCACTTCTTTTGATCAGTATCACCTGACCGCTTCATGCCCTGCTGGTAGTTCATTAGCCATTCTTCATTATCCTCATGTATCAAGATCCGCCGTTCATTCTCCCCGGTAATCGGGTTGTATTCGTTATCCGAAAGGCAAACATTGTTAACCAGAGCTATCCCCTCAAGATCACGGTTTTTCGAGATCTCAACCTTGAAATTCATAATCCGGGAATACTTGTTTAAAGTCGTCCACCACCCTGAACCAATGTTACTGTATGCCTTCACTGATTCCTCGGGATAGAGCGTCATACCGGGTGCCATCATCGCCATTTTCTGGGTGAAAGAGATCATATCCCCCTCAGTCATGTAAACAGCGGGCATCACATACAGGCGCCCCTGATAGTCCCTCAAGATAGGCACAAACACGGTTGTGTTCAATGTCCCCGGGTCAAAGCCACCAACCCAGTGGAGTCCGTCGGTATTCTTCAGGAGATCCTCAAAGAACTCAGCAGGCTTGATATTTGCCTTGGTTGCATTGTAGAGGGTTCTGTCTGGAGAAGGTGCATTTTCATCTGCCTCAACCTGAGTAGCAATTGCTACCGGATCATTGTGGCACTCATTGCAGGCGATCTCGTGGTAGTCGCTTTTACCGTTCTTGATAGGATCGTCGCGCCAATTCAATTTGAACTTGATTGTTTTCCCGAGAGGGATCCCGTCCGTGAACTCATCGATAACCTTGTTGATCACTTCTCTATATGTAAGATCATCTCTTGATAACTCCTTGTATCGCTTCCACGCCGCCCGGTAGTTGACCTCTATTGCATCCTTGAGAATGAATCTAAACCCTGTATCTGATCCAGCCTTGAGTGTTCCAGTATATACGGTGAAATCATCGGACTGCTCAATCTCATCCTTCAGGTCCATTAACACCCTGATCAATCCCGCTTCATCAACCCAAATAGTGTGCATCCGCTTCTGGTTTGTTGCTGTAGAAGTGGTGCTGGATCCCGTAAAGCCAGCCCCAGTGTCATACGGATTAAGTGTCAAAAATGCGGTATTATAGAACTTATCCAGATCAAACATGCCAGTATTTCGAATCAAGGACTTCATCCGCCCCTTGTGAGTCTGCGACCAATCACCTGTCTTATCAACCTTGTTTTCGTTCTCAGACATTGCCATGAACTCGAAATCTTCATCATAGATCGTATCCATCGTGAAGCCATTGTAGAAGCCGTATGACACGCCAAGATACCGTGACTTCAGGTTCGCCACTGACCACCTTTTCGAGAACTCGTACATGAGCATCTGATAGCCTTTAGCAATGAATGGAACGTTTTTATTCCCGGTCTTCTGCTTCAAATATCGATGATCCTTTTGATTTGGGGATGACATGAGAAAGTTTGTCCAGACCATGTAATCCTTCTGGTCTGCCATATATCGATCAAAGTCATGCCTCATCTGCTGATCTGATCGCATCTGATTTTTGAACGAGTTACGATATGATCTGATCTTTGGGATCAACACATCTTCAAAATACCGGATCCGCTCATGATATCGATCAATGTTCTGGAATACAGTTTCGTACTGAAAGGTGAGGTCGTGCCACCTCTGGAGATATCGGTTTAGCTTGGTATTCTCCGTAAATCTCACTCAAGCCCCCAGTCATCAGGATCCACTGCAATGTCATCACGCTTGCTATCGTAAACAACCTTGATCTCTTGCTCCTGCTTCTCAACATAGCCCCTCTTTTTGCCTCTACACTTGAGATAGAACAAAATCTCCGGGGTTGACCCCTCCTGAATCTTCCTGAATAACTCCCCCTCACACATATCAAGCTGCATCTCTCTCACGTCATCATATGCTGCTTTGTAGTCGGGATCTTCCTGGAGCCACTTATAATGCGCAGCCCTTGTTATCTTTGCAATCTCACATGCCTTCGTAACAATCCCAAAAGTCGATTCAAGTGCATCAATCATGGTTCTTTTTCTAAGTGTCAACTTCTGCTTGGGGTCAAGGATCTCAATATCAAGGTCTAACACCTTGTTTTCACTGGCCTTTACCTTTGGTTTGGTTTTTGGTTTTGCCTTCTTCTTTGGTGCTGTTTTCTTTGTCTTATCTTTGGTTGGAGCCACTTCATCCTCACATCACTGTTCATTCAGATTGTAGGATGAAATATTCATTTTGTCAAATTGTTGATTAAAAAGGTATTTCGGGTTGTGTTAAGTAAGCCGCCCCGGCTCCGTGCTTTGCTTGCTCGCGCTGTTCGCTTGCTCCCGCGCAGGCACTCTGCCTAAGCAAATACCATATATTGATCAAAAAGTAAACCGTACCGATCGGTATAGTAGTTGAAGTGTTACTTTAGGATTTATTGTCAAGTACTGCATTTTCACCCCCTAAACCGGAAAACTACAGCAAAATCGACAACAGAAGAACTGCTTGAACTCCCCCTCGCCGCACACTCTGACCTTGACTTCATAGATATACTTATCTTCGAAATCCCTCTGGCAACAATAACATTCTTTCATTCCACCTCCTTCATCTCAACACTCACCTCAAAACTCTTCCCGCAGAAGAAGCAACAAACTACCTCAGGAACCATATAAACATCAATCATCATACTGCACCTAGGGCATTCAACACTCATCGGGTACATCCAAAATTCAACTCTCACATATCCTCCCTGATCTCCCAATGATCGCAGCGATCTCCATCTTCATCGTAAGACCCTGTATCGCAAGACCATTCACCACGATCATTATGGCACGTTTCGCAGGTCTTAAATTCATCATAGTCACCGCACTTGGAGTGAATCATTTCCACCTTCAGAGAAACATTCTCCGCTTCAAGATCATGGACCTGAGACTGAAGCTGTTTGATTCCGTTTTGCAGATACCTCACTCCATTCTCAAGATTTCCGATAGCCTTCTTCTGCAATGCAATATGCTCCATGAGCTCCTTCTCTACGCTATCCATCACACCCCCATCCGCTTAACCACCTCATACAGCGGAATCAAGTTAATCCGACCGAACCGCACGAAATCGATCTGATCTCGCTGCACCCACTTCCTGATGGTCTCAACATTAATTCCGGTCGCAGTCGACATATCCTTAATCAAGCACAGCTTTTCGCCGTTGAGCTCCTGATAGTTCACCACCTTACCGTTGATCGTCTTTTTCACTTCACCTCCTCTTTCATCTCATCTCTCGACGCCTCCAACATGAAATCGATATGATCCACACATGATAGAGCGATACAAACACCCCCCTCTTTGTGGTACCTTGCTTTGATCTCTTTTCTAAGCTCATCAATCAGCTTCTGAACTCTCTTCTCAATCATTCTTCCTCCTCCCAGTCAGCCACAGCCAAACGATTTAAAAGCACATCCTCATCAATAACCCCGGTAGGAAACTCACCGAACTTCTCCTCCCATGCATTACACTTCGGGCAGTCAGTTTCCGGGCAAGTGTAATAGTCCCAAAATTTCTCCATAGCATACTTAACTATGCTCTCAACTGACTTAAACTCATACTTCTTCCATGACCTGCAATGAGCCTCCCGCAACCACTCGTTGTATTCAGTCCGTGTCATTTCGATTGTTACTTTCACCTTATCCATCATTCCTCCCAGAACTTCACACGATACAGTCGAAAAGTCTTTGAAAGCGGAATCGACCAATCATTGCGATAAGTACACCCCATCATGCGAATTGCATCCCGCTTCTTTCCTGTCCGCTCAACCATCTGCACAAGTGTCAACAGCTCCTCACCATCCTCAATCATGTTCGCCACCTCTTCGGGCAGCTCAAGCGTTACTTTCTTCTTCATTGCTCCTCCTCATAAAAATACGGGCACTTCAATGGAAACCCATCTCCTCTGTTATAAAACATACAAAAATCTATATGTTTGCACTGTTTGCAATCTATTGCGTCCGGAGAGCATCCTTTTTCCACTACTTCGATATTGACACGATACCGGATCGCTCTGCCGCATTTAGCGCACTTATTATATGTCCTGACTGACTCAGTCTCTCCATAGTGATCAACGGATTGTAGACTGCCTTCTGTGCCGCAAATACTGCATTTGTTTTTAAATGTTATTTTATGCATCCTTACACCTCCTCACCCCTCGGGGCGGTTAAATCCGATATCTATTACTTCTGCCTGTGTTATATCCTGATACAATCCTTGAACGCATATAAATTCTTTCCCTGAAGCATCAATAATTAGATCTCTCCAGTAGCTTTGATGATCAGTAGAATTGATGCTTACCCTGTATCGATTCCCCTTTTTTTCGATAAAGACTTTTGCCCAAAAAAAGCCAAAATTCATCTGAATAGACAGTGTTGGCTTTATCTTATCCATCTCTCTACCTCCAAAACAAAAAACCACCCTGCCGACTTCCACAGCATCGAGGGGGTGAACCCTGGGGTGGTGATGGTACTATTAATAAACATACAAACAGCGGTCTTCTTTGCAGAATTTCACCATAGGGGGCATATTATGTTTATACTTATTATAATATTCCTCATCGTCTATAAAAATGTATTTAGACTTTGATTTCTTCAACTGTTTGCAGATAAGGTACTTCATCATATTAGATGAAGCAGAAACAACGCTATACGTACCCCCGCACAGATCTCTTATTGGTTTCCCGTTATGCCAATATATTTTATCAACTAAGCTTAAAACATCTTCGTCTTTTATTACGTACTCATCACCTACCAGCATACCCGACAAATCCAATACGCCTTTATAGTTCACTGTTTTATTGTTCAGCTCTTCACAATCTGAAATATCAAAAATATTAATCTTCTTCATATGAACCTCCCGGTTAAATAGGCGGGAACCATTTCACTGCTCTGTTAATGTTATAACATGTATCGTATATCTTGTCAAGCATATTATTAACTTTTATGAATTATTTTTTGGGCATAAAAAAACCCTCCGAAGAGGGCTGAGATATACAGAACACTAACAAAGCGGGTTGACTGCCCGACTTGAATAGTGAAAGAACAGATCGACATGATCTGACGCCATCCAGCAGGACTCGAAC